CTTCTTTGTCGAGATTTGCGAGAGATACGAGGAAACAACACGAACATCGAAGAGATGAAAAAAGATAATTATATTTACGCATATTACCAAAAAATAAAGGACGGAACGATCGTTGTTGGCAAGTGGATCATGCTTTTGATGGAGTATATTGTCAACGGATTGGAGAAAAAAGAGTTCTTTTATGACAAGAAAAAGGCAAATCATGCGGTTGAATGGATTGAAGAGCACGGATTTCACACTGAAGGCGATCTCGCTCCTGGTTATTTAAAATTGGAGTTGTGGCAGAAGTGTTTTATTTCATGTTTGTTCGGAATTGTTGATAAAGACGGTTTGAGACAATTTAGAGAAGTTGTTCTTGTTGTTGGGCGTAAAAATGGTAAATCACTTTTGGCTGCTGCAATTGCAAAATATGTGTGGTGGGTTGATGGTGGTTTCGGTGCAAAGGTTTACAACATCGCTCCGAAGTTAGACCAAGCGGATATTATATATAACAACATTTGGCAGATGGTTATTCTAGATCCTGAATATCAGCAGATGAAAGAAGAGCTGTCTGAGCGTGATGCACACAACAAAAAAATTAAAGACGATTCGATGTTACCTAAATTGCGTCAATCTGATTTATATATTCAAGGCACTAATTCACAGGTTAAGAAAGTTGCATTTGCTGTTAAAAGTTCCGATGGATTCAATCCGAGCTTGTGCATTTGTGACGAGGTTGCAGCTTGGAAGGGTGCTGATGGTCTAAAACAATATGAAGTATTTAAAAGTGGTATGGGAGCAAGAAGAGAACCGATTTTGTTGTCATGTACCACATCGGGATATGTTGAAGGCAGTATTTATGATGAGATCATGAAACGTGCATCCCGATTTCTGTTAGGCGAGAGCAAAGAGAAAAAGCTCTTGCCTTTTTTATACATGATTGATGATGTCGAAAAGTGGAATGACATCCAAGAGCTTCAGAAAAGTCTTCCGAATCTGGGAGTTAGTGTTTCGGTTGATTTCATGCTTGAAGAAATTGCTATCGCAGAAGGATCTCTGTCAAAGAAGGCAGAGTTCATGTGCAAGTATTGCAACATCAAGCAGAACAGTTCTCTTGCATGGCTTCCAGCTTCTGTTGTTCAGAACATGTGCGGTGATCCGTTAGACTTGGAAGATTTTAGAGGGTGTTATTGTGTTGTAGGTTTGGACTTATCACAAACAACAGACTTAACATCGGCATGCTTCTTAATTCAAAAAGAAGGACATATTTATGTGTTCTCAAAGTTTTGGCTTCCAAATGAAAAAATTGATGAAGCCATTCAAAGAGATAGTTTACCTTATAACTTATACATTCAGCGTGGACTTCTGGAGACAAGCGGTGATAATTTCATTGATTATCATGATTGCTTTAATTGGATTATCTCTGTTGTTAAAAAATATAAGTTATATGTTCAGATAATAGGTTATGACCGTTATTCAGCTCAATATCTTGTACAAGAATTAAACGGATGTGGATTAAAAACAGATGATGTATATCAGGGTGATAATCTCTGGGGAGTCCTTCAGGAAATGGAAGGATTATTCAAAGATGGAAAAGTCCACATAGGTGATAATGATTTGCTCAAAGTTCATTTATTAAATAGTGCAGTTAAAATGAGCGTTGAGCGTGGAAGAGGAAAGCTCGTTAAATTAAATGCGAGTTCACATATAGATGGTGTTGCTGCAATGGCTGATGCTTTTTGTGTTCGTCAGAAATGGTGGGGCGAAATTGGCAGAAGGCTAGAGAACAACAAGAAAAAGGAATAATGACATGTCACTATTTGATTTCTTTTTAAAAGACAGACCGAAGGTCAACAAAAAACTAAACGTAGAGCCATTTAAGATGTTGAACGGCTATGAGCCGAAGTTTACATCTTTTGGTGGAGATATCTATGAGAGCGAACTTGTAAGAGCAGCTATTAATGCTAGAGCTACCCATATCAGCAAGTTAAAGTTTGATATTCAGGGAAGTGCTCGTCCGGCATTGCAAAACAAATTAATGAAAGCTCCGAACAAGATTCAGACATGGAGTCAGTTCTTATATAGAGTTTCTACAATACTTGATGTGCATAACACGGCATTTATTGTTCCTGTTTTTGATGAGTATGGAGAGCCGAGCGGTGTGTTTTGTCCATTGCCTTCAAATGTAACTATCGTTGAGGTCGGATCAGAAAAAAAGAGACTGTTTCTTAAATATGAATTTTCATTCGGTCAAAAGGCATCCATTGAACTTGATTACTGCGGAATTTTGACAAAGTATCAGTACAAGTCGGATTTCTTTGGAGAGAATAATCAGGCTTTATTGCCGATCATGGATTTAATTCACATGCAGAATCAAGGCATTCAGGAAGCTGTTAAGAGTTCTGCAACATATAGATTTTATGCGCAAGTTTCGACGATGTTAGACGAGGACGATCTTGCAAATGAGCGCAAGAGATTTAGTGAGACAAACTTTGGCAAGGATGCGGAGGGTGGCGGACTTTTACTCTTCCCGAGCACATATCAAAACATTAATCAAGTAAAATCTGCTCCATATACAGTTGCAGCAGATGAAATGAAGCTGATTGAACAGAGTGTTTATCAGTATTTTATGGTTAATGAAGATGTTCTTCAGAATAAGGCTTATGGTGATGCATGGTCAGCATTTTATGAGGGAGCAATCGAGCCGTTTGCAATACAGTTTTCTGAAGTAATGACAAAGATGTTGTTTACATTAAGAGAACAGAGCCAGGGCAATGTGGTTATGCTGACAGCAAATCGTTTGCAATATATGACAAACGCAGACAAGTTGAATGTTTCTAGTCAGCTTGTTGATCGTGGCGTTATAAGCATCAACGATGCGAGAGAGATTTGGAATCTTCCACCTGTTGAAGATGGAGATATTCGATTTATTCGTGGTGAGTATTGGAATGTTGATGATAAAGTCGGAGACGAAAACAGTACAGAGGAGAGTGAAAAAGATGCGTGATAGAGAATACAGAGAAATGGAACTTCGTGTTGCCGAGCGCAACGAAGAAAATGAAAAGACTTATATGGTGGAAGGTTATGCATCAACTTTTGAGCCATATGTGATGTTCAGGGAAGAAGGCGTTGATTACTATGAGCGCATAGATCCTAAAGCATTTGACGATGCTGATTTGAGTGATGTTGTGTTCAGAGTAGATCACACTGGTTCGGTATATGCCAGGACATCAGCCGGAACGGTTAATCTTTGGGTTGATGAACATGGACTTGGACAGAAAACTGATTTGAGTAAAACGCAGAAGGCTAGAGAGCTTTTTGATGATATAGAAGCCGGAAATTATCCGAAGATGTCTTTTGCGTTTACTGTTGCCGAGAATGGAGATCATTACGATAAGGCAACGCATACCAGGATAATAGATCGGATAGCCAAGGTGTATGACGTCTCACCTGTTAGCTTTCCGGCGAATCCAACTACGGAATTAAGCATTTCAACTCGTGACTACTTCAACGGAGTGATTGAAGCAGAAAAAGCGGAGAGACTGGAGCGAGAGAAATTTGAGTTCCGCAAACGTAAACTTTCAATTTTAGAGAGGTAGAAAAAAATGGAAGAGTTAAAGAATCTTGAAGCTGAACAGCTCGAAGAGAGAAAGTTAGAGTTGAATGAAACAATTCAAAATCTTCCTTTTGAAGAGAGAGAAAAACTTGAGACTCTTGAGAGTGAGTTCAACGCAGTTAAAGCCGAGCTTGAAGAAAGAGCAAAGGCAGAAGCAGAAAAAGAAGAAATGAGACAGCTTGTAGCTACTGAAGCAGTTGAGACAAGAACTGTCGCAGAATTTAAAGAGGAGAAAAGAGAAATGAAGACAAATGAAGAGATCAGAGCTTCACAGGAGTATGTTGAAGCATTTGCACGTTACATAAAGAGTGAAGATGCATCAGAGTGCCGTTCACTTCTTACAACTAATGTTAGTGGTTACGTTCCTGTTCCTGTTATCGTTGATGAGATCATCAGGACAGCATGGGATGAGAGTGACATCCTGTCAAGAGTTAAAAAGACCAATATCAAGGGCAATCTTAAAGTTGCTTTTGAGCTTTCAGCAGATGGCGCATATGTGCATACAGAAGGTACATCAGCACCTACTGAAGAAGCACTTACATTTGGTATCGTTGAGATGGTTCCTGCTAACATCAAGAAGTGGATTCGCATTTCTGATGAAGCAATTGCAATGGGCGGAGAGGCTCTTATTAGGTACATCTATGAAGAGTTAATGAAGAGGATCATCGAGAAGTTAGAAGCTCTTGTTATTGCAGACATTGCCGGAGCAAAGACCGTAGCAGATGCAGATGAAGCTTCAGTAGCAAACATCACAGAAGCTCCTTCACTTGTTACAGTTGAAGATGCATACGCACAGCTTTGTGATGAAGCAAAGAATGTTGTTATCATCATGAACAGAGCAACTCGTGCAAACTTTATAGCAGCACAGGCAGCAGGTAACTTTGCATTTGATCCTTTCCGTGGATTCCCTGTTCTGTATAGTTCAGCACTTCCGGCATACAACACAGCATCAACAAACCAGGCTTACATGATCGTTGGTGATCTTAATGGTGAACAGGTTAACTATCCTAAAGGCGAAGGCATCGTAATTAAGTATGACGATGTAACAGAAGCTGAAAAGGATATGGTTAAGATCGTTGGTAGACAGTATGCAGCTCATGCATTGACAGCATGCAAGAGATTTACTGTAGTTAAGAAGCCTTCGGCTGTTACAACGTAAGCTGATGAAAATTAAGCTTTTAAGAGATTCAAGAATATTGCACAAGGTCGGAGAGGTTGTTGAAGCTTCTCCGGCTGAATGTGCTTTCTTAATCTCAACGGGTTCGGCGGTTAAGGTTTCTGAAGCTGTCAAGAACGTAGAGACTGTAACGGCTGACGAAAAGAAAATCACAAAGAGGACAATAAAAAATAAAATATGAAATTATTGATTGCTATACCGACAAGAGATCAAATGCCATATCAATTTGTTCAATGCTTGACAGATTTGATACGGAAACTTGATGAAGATGAAGTTGACTATAAGATTGCTTTTCAGGGCGCAACGCTTGTATACATTGGAAGAGACAAACTTGCAAAGAAAGCCATTGATGAAGGATTTAGTCATGTTTTGTGGCTTGATTCTGACATGACATTTAAAGCAGACTTGCTTGATGATCTGATGTTTTGTGGAAAGCCATTTGTCACAGGATTGGCAGTTGGCAGAAGAGCACCGCATTGCTCATGTGTATTCAAAGAAGTATATCCAAAGGTTGAACGATGGACTTTTGAAGAGTTTCCGAATGCTCCGTTCAGAATATACGGATGCGGTTTTGCTTGTGTTCTGATTGAGACTAAAGTTCTTGAAAAAGTCTGGGTTACTCATGGAACATGTTTCTTCCCAACTAGAGAACTTGGAGAAGATGTTGCTTTTTGTAAGAGGGCATTGGATTTAGATGTTGAGATATGGGCAGAGCCGACCGTTCAACTTGGACATATAGGCACAGAGATATTTTATCCTGAAGATGAGATCCGATTCGGTGAACGCATTCAGAATTTCAACGAGGTAAATAAGCATGCTTAACAGAGTAAAGCTTGCATTGCTAATAACAAGCAATGATTTTGATACAGAATTAAATAATTTGATTGATGCAGCAGTTAAGGACTTGGGCATTGCCGGAGTCGAAGGATTGACAGTATCAACAAGTTCAACAGACGGAATCGTGATTCAGGCGATTATCACTTATTGTGGATATCAGTTTGAATTGATGCATGGATCGCTTGATCGTTCCAATGCATTTAAGAAGTCGTATGACGAACAGAAAGCTCAATTAAGCATGTCAACAGGTTATACCGTTTGGAGTGCAACAACATGAACATTGCTGAAAAAATAAGCCTTGTAACAAAAGCATATTCTATAGACAGTATTGGTCAGAGAGTGGAAACACGTTCTTTTAAAGAGGTGTTTGCATTGGTAGAATCTGCGAGTCAATCAGAGTTCTTCAATGGTGGTCAAAATGGTCTGCGTCCAGAATTCAAGTTCACAGTCTTAATAAATGAATACGGTGGACAGGACACAGTGATGTATAAAAGCGTTGAATATGATATTTATCGCACATACAGAAGAACAGACGGACGCATTGAATTATATGCACAAAGAGCTGTTTTGCATACATGAGGTAGATATGAAGGTCAATATCGGGAATTTGAATAAAGCAGTCAATGATATGCTTGAGACTTACTGCTCCGAGGTTGCTGAAGTTGTTGATGAAGCTCTTCCAAAAGTTGGTCAAGATGCAGTCAAGGAATTAAAGCAAACTTCTCCTAACCGCACAGGAGACTATGCAAAGGGTTGGGCAAAGAAGGTTGAAAAAGAGCGTTTAGGTTCAAGGCTGATTGTTTATAACAAAACACGATATCAATTAACACATTTACTTGAAAAAGGGCATGCAAAGGTTGGCGGTGGGTTTGTTCCTGGTAAGCCACATATTAAACCGGCTCAAGACAAGGCAGAAAAAAAAGCAATGGATTTAATCGAAGAGGGCATTAAAAGTGTTAAGTAATTTGTACACAATACTAACAGGAATAACAGGATTTTCAAAAAAAGTAGCATATCGGTGTTTCCCTGTTGGGCAAGCTCCGGCTCTTCCTTATATATGTTATGAGGTTGAGGGTTCGAGAAATGTCATCGGAGATAATGAAGTTATAAAAGAAGTGCTCGATGTGAGCATTGATTTGTATTCCAAACAAAAAGATACAACTTCAGAGGGATTAATTGAAGCTGCTTTAAAAACGGCAAAAATACCGTGGAATAAAACAGAAACATATATCGATACTGAAGATTGTTTTATGGTCACATATTCAATAACACTAATATGAGGTGATAATCATGGCAAATAAGGTAAAGTATGGCTTGAGTAATGTATATTACGCAAAAGCCACAATCGATAGCTCAACAGGTGCAGCAACTTATGCAACTCCTGTTAAAATTCCTGGAGCTGTGAATCTTTCTCTTGATCCTTCTGGTGATCTTGAGCCTTTCTATGCTGACAATATAAAGTATTATATTGTAAACAATAACAGCGGTTACGAAGGTGATCTTGAGATTGCTTTGATTCCTGATAAGTTCAGAGAGGACATACTTGGAGAAGTAAAAGATGCAAATGATATATATGCAGAAGTTACAGATGCAGCATCAGTTCCTTTTGCTTTACTCTTTCAGTTTGAAGGGGATGATAAGGGAACAAGACATGTAATGTATAACTGCACAGCAAAGCGTCCGTCAGTTTCAGGAGCAACAAAAGAAGATACAACAGAAGTTCAGACAGAGACATTAAGTCTTACATGTGGTAGCGTTTACAACGCATCACTCGGAAAGAATGTTGTTAAGAGCAGATGCCTGAACGATGGCAATTCTGCGACAACATATGCTTCATGGAATAGTTCGGTATATCAGCCGAGTGCAGCTCCTGTTGTTACAACGTAAAAAACATATAGTTCCAAATCACAAAAGGATAGGGGATAGGTCATCACGGCTTATCCCCTTTTTTGTTTTAAGAAGGGAGAAACATGTTCACAAAGTTAAACATGATAATGGCAGACGGAACGGAAAAAGAATTCGAGTTCGTCAGCAATGGAATGACGCAATACAGATACAGACAGTTAACAGGTCGAGACTTGATGAAAGATGTGACAAAGCTGATTGATGATCGTCAGCAGTTAGGCAACGAAGCAGACACGAGCGTTTCTGATAAGTTGGCGTACATCATGAATATGTCAGCAATCAAAGCAGACATGAATAAGATAAATACTGATACATTCTATGAGTGGATAGAGCAGTTCGATTCTAGCAATGCCTTACACATCATGGGAGATATCATTTCAGCATATTTTGGCACAAAGAAGAGCACTTCAGAGCCAAAAAAAGAGGACGGAGAATAGACCGAGACATGAACACGGCTCTGTATGTTCTCCGAGCCAAACAGATGGGATTATCACTTGATGAGATGGAACAACTTGAAGAAGGGTTCATCACGGATATGATAATCGAAAGTAACAATGATAACTGTGAGTATAAACAGTTAGCAGATCAGAGAGATTTTGATGCATTTTAGGTGTGAATTATGGCAGATAGAATCAGAGGTATAACAATTGAGATCGGTGGCGAGACTACCAAACTGCAAGACAGTCTGAAGAACGTCAACAAGAGTCTGAAAGATACACAGAATCAGTTGAAAGATGTTGACAAGCTGTTGAAATTAGATCCCAAAAACACAGAGCTACTTGCCCAGAAGCAAGAGTTACTCGGAAGGGCAACAGAACAGACCGCTGAAAAACTTCAAAAGTTAAGGGACGCACAGAAGGCAATGGATGATGCCGGAGTCGATAAGATGTCCGATGACTACATGAAGGTTGAGCGTGAGATTCAGGAGTGCGAACAGCAACAGAAGAAATTCACGGAAGAAGCCAAGCAGACTGACATTCAGATTGTCAAGTGTGGGACTTCGATGGCTGATGTGGCAGAAAAGGCAAAGAAGGCAGCAGACGCAACAAAGCCATTGTCAACGGCAGCAGCCGGAGCACTCACAGGAATGGCTGGATTGGCTGTTAATTCTGCAAAGACCGCTGATGAGATAAACACTCTTTCAAAACAGTCAGGAATTGCCACAGATACCATTCAAAAAATGCAATATGCGTCTAGTTTGCTTGATGTGGACATGGAAACGGCTGTCAAGGCTGTTGCAAAGCTCAAAAAGGGATTAGACAAGAACGAATCAACACTTGTATCAATGGGTGTTGCTGTCCGTGATACTAATGGCAATTACAGAGACATGGAATCAATTTTCATGGGCACGGTTCAAGCTCTGTCAAAGATAGATGATGAGGTCGAGCGTGATAAGGTCGCAATGGATCTCTTCGGAAAGTCTGCTGATGAATTAGCCGGATATATTGACGATGGAGGACAGGCATTCAGAGAGCTGTCACAACAGGCACAGGAAAAAGGTCTGATAATTTCTCAAGAGGATCTCGACAAGGCGAATGAGTTCAATGACACGCTTGATGAATTAAAAGCGACAGTCGGAATGGACTTGTTAAAAGCCGGAGCGAGTATCGGAGAAAGTTTGCTTCCTGTTCTGCAACAGTTGGCGGACATCATCACGAAAGTGACAGATGCTTTTGCAAATTTGTCTCCAGAGACACAGAAAATCATCATGATCGTTCTTGCATTGGTGGCTGCGTTGAGTCCTGTTTTGTCATTGATTAGCACGATATCAATGGCATTGCCTTTACTTGTTCCGATGATCGGTGCGATTGCTCCTGTTATTCTGGGCGTTGTTGGTGTTCTTGCGGTTCTGTTTGCAGCATTTCAGACATACAAACAGCACGAAGAAGAAATCAAAGCCGGACTTCAGGTGCTCAAGGATCTCTTCGGCCGAGTATGGCAACAGATAAAAGATGAAGTTCAGAAGAACATTGACATGGTTGTTCAGGGATTCAATGTCTTAAAGGAAAAATTCGAGACATTAAAACAGAACGTGCAAGATATATGGGATTCAATAAAGAGGATCTTGAGCGGAGAGCTTCCGACACCAAAGCTGAAGATGCCACACATATCAATCAGCGGTGCGTTTTCGCTCAATCCGCCAAAAGCTCCTAGCTTTAATGTGCAGTGGTACAAGAAAGCAATGGATGATGCATATATTTTGAACGGTGCAACGATATTCGGTCAACAGGGCGGACAGTTGCTCGGTGGCGGAGAAGCTGGAAGTGAAACGGTTGTCGGAACAGAGAAATTGATGCAGATGATGTCTCAAGCGGTTGGCGGTCAGACAGTCAATGTCATCCTTCAGGGCGATGCATCAGAGATATTCAGAGTGGTTAGACAGGAAAATACGCAGTTCTATAAAGCAAACGGCTATTCTCCATTAATAGGAGCATAAATCATGACACAGGGTAAATTGATTGAAATTAAGTACACAGAAAACGGAGTTGCGAAGACTTATGATCTGTCAAGACATGTGCCGATGGGAACATATAACGTGAATGTGCTTGAAGAGTTCGAGGAGTGGACGGATTCAAACTATGACATACACAGGAAGCTCTTGAGGAATAGGGTTGAAGGAACATTCAATCTGAAATTCAAGAGCATTTCTGATTATGAAGACTTTTTAACAGCCATCACTAAGGCAAGAGCAACAACAGGACAGAATTACATCACAATGAATGCATTCGCAACGAACAAAGGCACGAATTACACAAAGAAGTTTTACATTGAGTTCACTCCGAAGAATGACTTGCCGTTCATGGCAGATTCAAAGAACGATGCATTTACAGTGACGATTAAGGAAGCAAGAGCATGATTGATGTTTTAGACAAAAATAAATATCTGTCGGATAATGCTTCCTTCGCTTGGACGGTAGCATTTCCAAATTTAAGTTTAACATATACCAACAGCGGAATCGTGAAAGAGTCATTCAGGCTCACAGAGAGTTTGTGTGACAATGATTCATTGGAGTTTGTGGGTTGTATCGCATCATGCTGTCAGATATCCCTTTATGATGTCCAATATGACTTAAAAGGGCAGAGAATGACGGTCATGATTGATGATTGTCCGATGTTTGACGGAATAGTTGATTCTGTTGAGATACAGACACCATCACTCATTAAAAAGATAACTGCATATGACAAGTTATATTCGATCTCTGATGTAGATGTTGCGTCATGGTATCAAGGGTTGACATTCCCAAAAACATTGAAGCAGATTAGAGATTCTTTGCTGACATATTTGGGATTGACATGGGAAAGCGCAGATCTTCCGGCAGATGATGTTAGTGTTGCAAAGGAATATGAGCCGAGAACACTGAACGGATTGGTATGTTTGAAAGCAATCTGTCAGATAAACGGATGCTGTGGAATCATCAACAGATATGGTCGGTTTGAGTTCCGATATGTGACAAGTGCATGTGCTGGGTTATATCCGTCAATTTGGACATTCCCTGGTGCCACAACATTCCCAAGTGGACAGACAACAGAGAACAAATATCTGCTCGGATATTATGAGCAAATGAAGTATCAGGAATACTATGTGAATCCTGTTACAAAGGTGCAAATAAGACCGAGTGAGGATGAGATCGGAGTCACAGAAGGCAACGGAGACAATAAATACATCATACAAGCTAACATGTGGGCAAGGAATTTGAGCGTTCTTGTTCTGCATAGTGTAGCAAGTGGCATTCTGAATAAATTAAAAGATGTCACATTCCATCCGTGCAATATCAAGGGTGATGGTTTGCCGTTCCTTGAGGTCGGAGATGTCATCGAATATCCTGTCAATCTTGACAATGTTTCTCAAGAAGGCGGATACAATGCGAGTGTGTTCTTGATTATGTCCAGAACATTCACAGGAACGCAGTTTTTGCGTGATACGTTCACGGCACGAGGAGAAGAGAATCAGAGTCTGTTTATCACGGATCTACAGACGCAGATCGACACCATAAAACAGAATGGTGGCGGTGGCGGTGACATGTCGAAGTATTACACCAAAGCCGAGATGGATGAGATTCTGTCAACGGACTATTACACACAAGCAGAAACAATTGACGAAGTATCAGAACAGGTCAATCAGTTGGAGACTCCGACAGGGTTCACGATTCAGAGTGTTTACACATTGCCGACAGTGCGAAATGCTGACACGGTTTATCTGATACAAGGTGGTGTGATAATTCTATGAAGCCGAGACAGAGAGAACAACAAAAACAGACTTCGAGGATGTATTTGAGAAAGCACGATCATCGTGATGTTATCTATCAGGACATGTATCACAATGCGATGTGGTGCAAGACAGAGGACATAGATGATGAGTTGGTTTGGGTGAAATATCCAAAACATGCTCTTCTAGCGTATGCGAACAACAAGCTCGGATGGCTCGATGCAGACAGGCAGTTCAGATATGGTGTCAGCGGTGTTCTTAATACTTCTTACGGTAGGGGCATATATAGAACCGATGATTTGGCTGTTGCAATGGGCAGAGATAAAGTTCTGATTACCGATGATGGGATTGTTTGGCATGATGTGTCAGACCAAGTAATCGGAGTGACACCAACAAACGGCAAAGATATTCACAGGTTCGGTGCGAATGGGTTGTGTCAGATAGATAACCATTCCGCACAGGGATATTATGATTTTTATATTTTGCTGTTCGAGTATGATGAAGACGAAGAAAAATGGACAGCAACGAACATGGTGCAAAGGAGATATCACAGTGTCCCAGCTTTGACTGCTTACTATTGGGGTTCTGCAAGTGGCGGAGCAATCATCGAAGAGCTGACATTGATAGACAACGATACATCTCCGCCTACGTTTAAACAGGAATTTGTCTTGTTTGATGAGCACGGTTGGACAATACAGAGCACAGTCAATCCGGCACAGCATCCAACATTCGGCGGTGGCGGTCGATATCTGGTGTCAACGGCGAGATGTGGGAATATATCGTGCAATATCGGAATATCGCAGACAAGTAATACTAGATGGGCAGACAGTTGGAGATATAAAGTCAGAATTGCATCAACGCTTGACAACGGAGCGACATTCAATGTGTTTGAGCCTGAAAACGTGCATGACATGGGCGGAGATGCTTACTTCAGTTCGCATGTGCGGTGTTGCATGTTCACGAGAAATGCGGTCATCTATGCGATGTATGGCACTTTCTATGCAGATGCTAATTCAGGGCGAGAACAGTACGAAATGCAGATGTATAAATCGACTAATGGTGTCAGTTGGATAAAGGTAGACTTGCCGACATGGTTGGACATGCCTGTTTTGCAAGGTGGCGGAGTCGATGTTGACACAGAGCCGAACAAGGACACGTTAAGGATTGCGATCAACCCAGAGCAGACAAGCAATGCAGATTTGAGGTTGTTTGACATGTTGCCGATGAAGAACGGATATGTCAATCTCGATGAGTTGGGGAATGTTCAGTTCTGCGATGGCAAAGCAAGTAATGAAGATTTTTATTTGATGCTGTCGGGTTCGGGTTGGAATGCGTTTTGGAATAATGAGTATTTAGCAGAAAATGCAAAAGCGTTCTCGTGGAAGACGGCAACGGTCAACGATGTGCCCGATGTGGTTATTCCATATGATTATGTTTTAGGATAGGAGAGAAGAAATGGCAGAATACACAGCGATTTTTACAAAGCCGTATGCTGATGGGTACGAGGATTTACCGAGTCAGGACACGCCAATCACGGCACAGACTTTGAACGATAAAGATGACGCACTTGAGCACATCGAAGATTATCTATCGACATATGACATTCCGTCAGATGCGAGTGAGGTTAGTTATGACAACACATCGGGCGGTCTGGTTGCAAATTCGGTACAGAGTGCGATTGAAGAGTTAGTCGGAAAAAAAGCAAATGCAAGTTGTTTGGCATATGTAAACACAGCCGAAGGATTAATTTTTCCCGATATCGCATCAAAGGAGTTCGCTATCGGTGACCACTTTATGCACAAGGGCAAGTTTTGCACAGCCATAGCCACAATCGCTCAAGGTGCTACATTGACGAAAAATACCAACTATGTCGAAGGGAATATTTCCGACTATATCACGAGTAAGGACATCACAGCCGACTTGACATGGAATACATCGGGTAACACGTTCGCTCACAAATCGGCATCATTATGCGGAAACGTAATCACAATCAATGTCAGATTTTCGGCAACGGTTGTATCAGCAAATCATGTTTTGGTTGAAATCCCCGACAAGTATATGCCTAAATCGGGTTGGTATTTTGGCATGATTATGAAGTCATGGAGCGGAACACCGATATCGGCTGTTGTATATAAACTGAACGCAACAGGGCAGTTATACTTGCCCGCCGTCACAGGCTTTGAAACAGGTCAAGGATATATTGGCTCATTTACTTATATTATTTAGGTTAATTAAGAAGGGAGAAATCACATGAAATACGCAGTTTTAAAATGTGTAAATGGAACATTCGCAATCGCAACAGAGCACGGAGAGAATTTAGACGGTGCTAAAAATTCTTGGGATTCTTTATGCATCACACACAGAAATGCTCCTGATGTTATTGATGCGACAATTTCCATCATTGACGAAAACAACAACATAGTCGGCAAATACACAGAGTTCATTCATCACGAGCCACAGGCAGAACAGCCGACAACTCCGACAAACAATGAGGAATCAGCAGAATGACAATCAGCACAAAAACAAAGAGCGGACAAACCCACAGAAGAAGCGTCACACGAAGCCTGTCACGATATGTAGTGTTCAGCATCAGCATGATTATCTGCTACACCATCTTATCTCTTGTCTTTGCATGGTTCGAGAAGACGATCCCTGAAGAAGTTACAACAGGTGTCTTTTCCGTCTTCGGTGGGGAAATCCTTCTTTGTTGTTTAATAAAACTATTCAAATTGAAGGGAGAGAGTTCATGAGAGAGAAATTGACATCAAGAAAATTTTGGCTTTGTGTAGCAGCAGCGTTGGCATCATTGGGAACAGGCATAACAGGTCTGATTCAGGGTAATGACAAATTGGCTCTCGTTGGGGGAATCTTACTTGTCATATCAAGTAGCATTTATGCGTTCTGTGAAGCTTGGGTGGATTCAAAGGCTGTTGAGCAGAAGGGAGCAGATAATGAGTGATTTGATAACTGTTCTTATTCCGTCATTAATTTCAGCAGCATCCGCTCTGGGAGTGTCAGCAATATCTAACAGAAAGACTATCACTCTGATAGATTATCGACTGAACGAATTAACGAACAAAGTCAAAGAGCATAACTGCATTATTGATCGCACATACAAACTTGAAGCAAGAATGGATGTTTGCGAAACAAAGCTCGATATTAAGTGAGGTATTTTATGGGTTATACTTCAGCACAAGCAAAAGACTTTATCAAACACATTGCTCCGATGATCCAATCCGAAGCAAAGCGAAGAGGTTACAAGATCTGCTCAACAGTTATCGCACAGGCAATCATTGAAGGTGCTGCCGGAACAAGTATTCTTGCCAAGACATATCACAATCACTTTGGGATGAAATGTGGTAAGTCATGGAAGGGTGGCTCTGTGAATATGAAGACAAAAGAGGAGTACGCAACAGGTCTTGTAACAATAAAAGACAATTTCAGGATATTTCCATCGGATGAAGCCGGAGTGAGTGGCTATTATGATTTTATATCTGCTCCAAGATATGAAAATTTAAAGACAGCCACAACATATAAAGAGTATGCTGAAATGCTCAAAAAAGACGGATATGCGACTTCTAGTTCGTATGTGAACACTTTATGCAACACGGTCGCAAAGTACAATCTAGGGGCATATGACGAAGCCACAGACGCACCACAGCACATTCAAAACAGAAGAGTTTTGAAGCTAACTACACCAATGATGACAGGATCAGATGTTATTATCTGTCAGCAGATATTACAGAAGCTTGGCTATAATATAGGTGCAAGCGGAGTCGATTCCAAATATGGTAAAAAAACGGCTGAAGCGGTGGCAAAATTTCAGGCAGAGCATGGGTTGGTGGTCGACTCAATTGTTGGTGTCAAGACATGGGCAATGCTTGAAAAATACAACTAGGAGCATATATGAAAGATTTGTCTGATGTGAAAAATAGCGACATAAAAATTGCTATTGATGAATATATTCATTCGGAGAGAGACAGAGCTGTTCTTCTGGACAGACTTGTAAATGGTCTGACATTTGAGAAACTAGGAGAGAAGCACGATCTGTCCGAAATACAAGTCAAAAGAATAGTGTATAAATTATCTGATGATGTTTATAGGCATTTGGGAGTGTGACATTTGTTGCACTCCTTTTTTTATTTGATACAAAATTGATACTTTTCTGAAATTCTAAATCACTTCTAATTGTTCTATGATTAATTCATGAAAAACTTTGATGATGTTATAGAAAATATATGCAAAGACAAACGAACACATTCTATCCCGATTCTATATGTAGTTCAAGTTGTAATAGTTGTAATGGATCTATTCAGATTGGAGGACAGACATGAATTATCCCTATCAGAACAATCAATATCTACAGAATCTAATGTTACCACCACAACAACAGGAAGTTGTTAAAGTTAATGGCAAGAACGGAGTTAATGCTTTTCAACTTGCGCCAAATAGCAGCGCATTGCTACTTGATACGACAGCATCTATTGTGTGGCTAGTTCAGACGGATGGTGCCGGATATAAGACAAGCACACCATATGACATTACTCCGCATATTCCTGAAGAAGAAGTGCAGTATAAATCATTAGAAGAGCGAATCAGCAAGTTAGAGGAGACAATCAATGCAAAATCCAATACTAAACCTACTACAAGGAAATCAGAGTCAGAATAGCAATATTATGATGCAAGCTGTTGGAGCAATGATGCGTGGTGAGAGTCCGCAGTCTTTTCTCCAGAACTTGGCTAAAACAAACCCACAGCTTCAAGGATTAGATTTCTCTGATATAAATAAAACAGCAGAGGATCTATATGCTAAAAAGGGTGAGGATATTAATGCAGCCAAGTCAAAGATTAATTCATTTATAAGCAGTTTTAAATAATCAATCTTGCAAGATGATATATACAAATTTAAGAAAGGAGTATACACTATGGAAAACGGTTCTTTTTTTGGATCTGATTGGTTAGGAGCGTTTCTTATAATCGCAGTTCTGTTTGGCGGATTTGGTGGCTTCGGTTTTGGTGGTGGCAATGCTGCCGCAGCAGTTGATGTGAACGGTGCACTTGCAACGCAGAGCATTCAGCAGTCTCTTGGAGCTATTCAGTTAAGTTCAGCAAACAACAACTATGAAACAGCTCGTTTGATTGATAATCAGACAATGTATCTGATGAATCAGAACAACACTAACCTCATTAATGCTATTCAGGGGTTTAACACAACAACACAGGCTATAACAAGTGGCTTCAATACAGTTAACCAGAATATAGCTAATCTTGGCTACAAGATGGAAGAGTGTTGCTGTGGCATCAAGACAATGCTTCTTGAGAACAGACTTCAGGACACACAGATCGCATTGCAGAGCGAGCAGAACAAGGCAATCAACGCTGAACAGAGCGCATATCTTTTAAGCGTAATGGGAAAGTGGGTAGCCAACGCTCCGTCTACAACAGCGTAGTGAGGTGGTCGAATGAAGATAATCAAGAAAATCTCCGAGCAGATAGAGGAAGAGTTAAAAGACGCAAAAAAGTACATTCAGGATGCGTATGAATATGCGGATGAATATCCGGCTCTTGCCGATACATATTATGAGTTGTCTGTTGCAGAAATGGGGCATGTTTCAATGCTGCATGATATGGTCGCAAAGATCATTAATGAATATGCAGCAACTAATCCTATTCCTGAAGGAATGAAAGCAATATATGATTATTTGCATGAGCAGCATATTAAAAATGCTAGAAAAATTAAAACCCGACAGGAAGAATTTAAGGAAAAAATTGCCACGGAATAAGCCACGAAATTCATTAAACGCAGTAAAAACGCTATTCTTGAGGTATAGGAGAGAGAGTTCGATTCTCTCATCCCCTGTTAAGAAAAAGTCTTGTAAATTCAGTGTTTACAAGGCTTTTTTATTGGTTTT